GGTGCATTGAAGATAAATCCGACAACCTACCACCCCTCTTGAGGTGGTAGGTTTTTTCGTGCAGTGACGTTAGGTTATAGGCAATGGTGACTTTGAAATGGTTATCATCTTCATCCCATACCGTTACATGGTTTACAAACAAGTCTATAAGCTGCCTGCGGAAATCTTCATCTTCAATATCACCATTCTTAAATTGGTTAAGCCAAAAGATAACTTGTTCCTTATCTAAATAACTTACTTTCTTTTCTTCCTTCTTTAGTTCTTCTTCCAGAGTCTTTTTATCCTTCTCCAACTCTACCATACGCTTGACCAGCGTTTCGGGTGCAAGGCCGTTCTCAATGGCCTTTGTGATGTTGGAGAGGGATAATTTTGTTTCATGCAGCTTGTCCTTGATGGCGGGAATATCAGTGCAGTGTTCTATGTCATGAAGGTTGGTACGAATGGTGACTTCTGCAATCTGGTTGATATTTTCGTCTGTGAGCAAGGACATAGCGTCATTGATAACTATATCCTCTATGAAGTCTTTCCGCAGGTTCCGCTTGTGGCAGTCTTTGTGGAGGTTTTTCTTTCCATAGCACTCATAGTAGGAGTACCCAGCAGTCCCGTTGCTATTGGCGTTCATCTTAGAACCGCAATGGCCGCAGTACAGCTTGCCGGATAAGAGGTATATGTGCCTTGCCTTAAATTGCCCTGGGGCTTTTCCAGAAGATTTCATACGTGCCTGCACCTGATAGAATAGTTTCTTGTCAATGATGGCGGGGATAGCGTCCTCTGCCCGGTAGTCATGGAATTGGTACACACCAATATACCGCTCATTGTGGAACATTTTACTGAAAGAACTTTTCCCAAAGTTTGTGCCTTTGGAGGTCTTATATCCACGGGCATTGAACAGGCGGCATATATCCGCAACAGAATGACCTTCTGCGTACATTTCAAACGCCTGCCGGACGATGGGAGCCGTTTCTTCATCAATCACCAGCTTCTTACCCTCTGACTTGTAGCCCAGAGGAATTGCACCGCCAATGGAATTGTGCTTATAAGCTGACTCCTTCAATCCACGGGTGATTTTTTGGGACAACTCTGCACTATAAAACTCTGCCATACCCTCAAGCACGGACTCAAGAATGATACCTTCCGGGTCATTGCTGATATTCTCTGTGGCAGAGATAAGCTGCACACCGTTCTTTCTCAAGCGGTATTTGTAGTTGGCACTGTCATAGCGGGAGCGGGCAAACCTGTCCAGCTTATAGACAATAACCGCTTGGAAGTTCTTCTTTTCAGCGTCCTTTATCATGCGTAGAAACTCTACACGCTTCTCAATATCCTTGCTGGCCGATGTTGCCCGGTCTGCGTAAATTTCAATAATACGGAACCCGTGACGCTGGCAGAAATCAGAACAGACACGTACCTGACCCTCAATAGATTGTTCTGTCTGGTTTGCACTGGAATAGCGCACATACAAAACTACCTGTTTTATTTCCTCATACATGGTTCTTCCTCCATTCTGTGAAGTCAATTATCCGGCACTGACGGTTACCCCTTTTTCAGTATTATCCAATTCATTCATGCAGATCTGGATGATACGGAAACGGCCACTTGCGCTTGCTGCATGGAACGCTTTAAGGAGTAGTGCTTCTTCCTCTGTTAGAGAAGTATCTATTGGCGCACAAGACCTATTATCGGACAAACAAAGTAAATAATCAGTTGTAACACCAAAATATGTAGCAACCTTGATAATGTTCTCAAGGCTGGGTTTACCTTTTCCCTTTTTCCACTGTGAGATACTGGCGTTTGCCAATCCTGCCCCTAACTCTACATCCTTGTTGGTCAATTTTCTTTCTTCTTGGAGAAGTGAAATACGGTCAACGATTGACATTTCTCTGCCCTCCTGAAATAATTTTAGAGTTTTTTCATTTAGGGCATTGACAAAGAGAGATTTCTCTATTATACTATTCCTTGTAAACAAGAGTTGTTTACAGGGCGCAAGAAACCCGCCCACCCTGGAAGTATTTTTCGGAAGAAAATACACCGGGTAGGTTGCCAATGCTATATGAGTGTCGCAACTTCATTATAAGCATTGAATACCTTCTTGTCAACTATTGTTTACAACACTTAGAAAGAAAGGAGGGAACGGACGTGGAGGAACTTGACACTATTCGTGAACGATTGAAGAAGCACCGCCTGTCTTTTGTCTGGCTGATTTATCAGCTGCGTCAGAAGGGGGTCATTACCGACAAGACGGAAGTAAGTTCCGTGTTTGCCGGAACCCGAACTGGCGCAAAGGCTGACGCTATCGTGCAGACCACTAAGTATATCCTGGCAGATTACGAACAGGGTAAGGTGCTCGTCCACGATGACTGAAATGCTGACTGTGCTTCTGGAAGAAAAACCTTTGAGTACCATCCTTGCCCGTAAAGTGGAAGCATACTTCCAGGACGAAGAAAACAGGAAGCGTTTTGAGGAATGGTACAAACAGAAATACGGCAAGGACTATGAATGGAGGTAGGTGTTATGGTATGAAATCGTCAGCCGTAAATAGGACGGTTGGGGTTCGCTTTGAGAATGACCTATGTGACCTTCTGGCTGAATGTGGCTGGTGGGCGCATAACCTGGCACAGAACCAAACGGGGCAACCCGCAGACGTGATTGCGGTGAAGAACAACATTGCAGTCCTGATTGACTGCAAGGATTGTGAGAACAACCGTTTCCCGCTCTCACGGATTGAATGTAACCAGGAAGGGGCTATGACCCTTTGGGAGCAGCGTGGAAATGCCTACTGTGCTTTTGCCATGAGATTGAATGACGGTGAAATCTACATGGTTCCTTTCGATGACCTGCTCATGCTGGAACTGCATGGGGTGAAAAGCCTGACGGAAGGTGAGATACGCAAGTACCCTTCTTTCGCACAATGGGCTTACCTTATGGAGGAAGCAGGATGTTGACGGAAATCGGAAGCACCATCAAAATCACTGACCCGTCACAAGAGATTATGGACTGGTGCAAAAGAAATCTGGTTCTGGTCAACCCGGACTATCAAAAGAAGGTTCGTATGCACCTGTGGGTGGGTGACACCCCGAAGCAACTTTTCCTTTACAGCATGAACGGTAATGACCTCATTCTTCCGTTTGGCTGTCTGCGGTCTATCCTGCCGCTGCTGGAAGGAGATTGGAAGAAGCTGTACCGCAAGCCAGTCAAGGTAGACTTTGGCGGCAAAGTCCCGCTGTATGAGTATCAGGAAGAAGCGGTGGCCGCAATGCTTATCAACCACTACGGTATCCTGCGTTCCCCCGCAGGCAGTGGTAAGACCCAGATGGGAATTGCCCTGGCTGCTGCGCTGGGAGTAAAGACCCTGTGGCTGACCCACACAAAAGACCTGCTGACCCAGAGTAAGGTCAGAGCAGCACAGTACATAAACCCTGACCTGCTTGGCACTATCACGGAGGGTAAAGTAGATATAGGCCAGAGCATGACCTTTGCCACTATCCAGACGATGTGCAAGGTTGACCTGGAACAGTACAGGGATGAATGGGACTGCATTATTGTGGATGAATGTCACCGTGTAAGCGGCACTCCCACGGCGGTTACCCAGTTCAGCAAGGTACTCAACTCTCTGCGGGCAAGGCACAAATACGGTCTATCCGCAACAGTTCACAGGGCAGACGGTCTTATCAAGGCCACATACGCCATGATTGGTGAAGTGGTTTGGACAGTCCCGGACGAAGCGGTAAAGAACAGAGTAATGACCGTTCACGTCCATCCGAAAGGTACAGGCGTGGGTATGAGTGCCAGTTTCCTGAACAGTGATGGTACTGTCAACTACGCAAGGTTGATTAACTACCTCACCGAACTGGAAATCCGCAACAAACTCATTATGGCTGACCTGCTGGAAAACCGTAGCCATTTCAATCTGGTTCTCTCCGAAAGGGTAGGTCACCTGAAAGAACTTTACTCCATGCTTCCCCCGGCGCTGAAAGCACAGGCTGCTGTCATTGATGGTTCCATGACCAGCAAGGTAAAGAAAGCGGAGAGGGAGCAAGCTATTGAGGATATGCGTACTGGCCGGAAACGGTATCTGTTCGCAACCTACGCACTGGCGAAGGAGGGGTTGGATATTCCCCGCCTTGACCGTCTTTTCCTTACCACCCCTCAAAAGGACTACGCTGTTATTGTCCAGAGTGTAGGCCGGGTGGCAAGAACCTTCAAGGACAAACAGCAACCTATTGTTTATGACTATGTAGACAACATCCGTTCTCTGCTCAAGTCATATAAGCAACGCTGCACCAGCTACCGCAAGTGCGGGTGTGAAATCATTGAATGAAAACAAGGAGGACTTAACAATGAAGTTGTTCAGAACTATTGAAACCACCGCTGATAACGGCTATATGGTGGGTGACGTTATCGCCTTTACCCTGACCGATGGTGAGGAAGTGGAAGCCCTGGCAGTTAAGCAGGAGCATGACGGGATGGTTTTCTGCCTGGTAGATTGCCTGAACCAGGAGTATTCCATGAATGAGGAAGATACCAACCGTGGCGGCTATGAAGCCACTGACCTGCGGGTGAAGCTGAACGGTGAAATTCTTGACCGTTTCCCGGCTGAAATCCGTGAGAAGATGGTTGCTTTCGCAAGCGGTGATTATCTGCGTCTGCCCACCGAAAAAGAGATTTTCGGCTGCAATGACTACGGCAAGGATGAACCTGACGATGTAGAGCAGTGGGAGCCGATGAAGCAGCGGAAAAACCGTATCGCTTTCCAGGGCAAGGGGACTGACCGTTGGGAGTGGTACTGGTTGCAGAACCCGCACAAGCGTTCCGCTGCCTATTTCGCCCTTGTCTACCGCGGCGGCCGTGCGGGCTCCAACGGCGCTTCCCACGTTTTTGGTGTGCGTCCCGCTTTCAAAATCTAAAATCACACCCCTTTATGGGGTGTGAGGACGAAGGAGGACTCACACAATGACCGAACATATTTTGTTCCTAAGTTACGGAAAGGACAGTCTGGCTTGTCTGGGAGCCATTGAAAAGCTGGGCTGGCCGCTTGACCGTATCGTTCATGCAGAAATCTGGGCAACCTGTGATATTTCTGCTGACCTCCCTCCAATGGTTGAGTTTAAGAAAAAGGCTGACGCTATCATTAAAAAGCGTTGGGGTATCGAAGTTGAACACATTTCCGCTATCAGGGGGGGGGGAGCAAGACACTTACGAAAGACGCTTCTACGGGGTCTTGCAAAAGGGAAAGTTCACAGGAACCATTAAGGGCTTCCCTCTTACCGTTGGAGGATGGTGCAAGCACCTTAAATACGGAAGCAATATTGACCTACGAAAAGATATTCTACAAGGAAATTCCGGCCAGACAGGGACGGATTTACGGCTTTCCAATGAGAAAGGGAAACTGGTGCAACTCCGACCTGAAAATGGCGGCATTGCGGAGAGCCATGAAATCTTTTCTGCAAGTCCCACTCCGCAGGGGACTGAAAAACATACTGTGGTGGAGTATTTGGGAATTGCCATTGACGAGCCTAAACGCTTGGAACGCTGTGACGGTGTAACTAAGAAATCACCCCTGGCTGAAATAGGCTGGACAGAAGCGGACGCTTGGAAATGGTGTGAGGAAAATGACCTTTTGTCACCCATATACACCACCGCAACCCGTGGCGGCTGCTGGTTCTGCCATAACCAGGGAGTTGACCAGCTACGGCAACTCCGAAAGAATTACCCTGACCTATGGGCGCTCCTTATGAAATGGGACTTGGACTCCCCGGTATCGTTTCATTCCGATGGCCGAACAGTCCATGACTTTGATAGGCGTTTCCAGTTGGAGGACAAGGGGCTGGTTCCAACGGACAGACGGTTCCGCTGGAAAATGATTGAAGAAGGGAATGAATAATTCCCATAATTTTATCGCACAAACTCTGCAATGCTTTCTTTAGAAAATCGCAGAAAATAGCAATGAAGGGAGGTAACTGATTGGTTCCGAACACATTCATTTTCGACTGTGAGGTTTTTGCCCATGATTGGCTGTTTGTGTTCAAAGAGGTAGCAACCGGGAGATACACCATCATTCATAACGACAATGACGCAGTGTTGGCGTTTATGGAGCAGGAACCCTACTTGGGCGGCTTCAACAACAAGCACTATGATAACCACATTCTCAAAGCCGTTATGATAGGCGCAGACCCCGAAACTGTGAAGCAGGTCAATGACCTTATCATTCTTGAGGAAATTGACGGCTGGGACATTCCGTTTTTACGGGAATATAGAGTGTTCTTCCATAGCTTTGACCTGATGGATGACTGTCAAGACGGTATATCCCTGAAAGGAATTGAAGCGCACCTGGGTATCCCCATTGAAGAAACGGAAGTGGACTTCAATATCACCCGTAAGCTGACCGCTGCGGAGTTGGAGCAGACCATTCAATATTGCAAGTATGACGTGGACGCTACGGAAATTCTCTACAATCTGCGTCAGAATTACCTAAAGAACAAAGCCACTCTGGGCAGAGTCCGGGGGTTGGATGAACGTAAGGCCATGTATATGACCAATGCAAAACTGACCTCTGTGTATCTTAGCGCAGTCAGACCCACAAAACCGTGGACGGATGAACGGGATTATGAGTACCCGGACAAACTGTTGCGGGAATACATACCGCAGGAAGTCTTTGACTTCTTTGACAGACTCCATGACCCCACAATCCCAAACATTGACCTGTTCGGCGGCTACGATGAACACGGCAAGAAGATTAAGGGAGCAAGCCTGGAAATCAGGCTTGGTGAGTGTATCATCACCCTGGCCTACGGCGGTATCCACGGTGCAATTCCAAACTATGTTGAAATCGCCACGGTAGAACGCTCCATCCGAAACAAGGACGTTGCGTCCTACTATCCACACCTGATGACCATACCATTGTCCGAAGGAAAACAGTACGGATATTGCAGCAGAAACATTCCCTCTCCGCAGGTATTTGTTCAAACTCTGGAAGATAGAGTTAAGGCGAAGAAAGCGGGTGACAAGGATACGGCCAACGCTCTCAAACTGGTACTGAATACCACCTATGGAACAATGCTTAATGGCCGGAACGGAGTGGCCTACAATGACCTGTATGACCCCCTGATGGGGAGAAGCGTATGTATCACTGGACAACTCCTGCTGCTGGAACTCTCTGTTCACTTGACCCGTGAGTGTCCTACCCTCAAAATCATCCAGCTTAACACGGATGGTATCATGGTTAGTTTTGATAACTCCGATGAAGCGAAGTGGCAGGAAATCACCCAGGAATGGCAGGACAGAACCGGGTTTGAACTGGAAGAAGATTTTATCCAGAAAATTGTCCAGAAAGACGTGAACAACTACGTTGAAGTTCCCGTTGACGGCGGTAAGCCGAAGGTAAAAGGTGGACAGCTTGTCCGTGGTATCCTGACCAACGGAAATATCGACTTCACCACAATGGGGTTACCGCCCTGGGATAACATGACTGGCGGCGCTTTCAACATCAATAACAACGCCGTGGTAGTTGCAAGGGCAATCCGTGACTACTTTGTGGACGGTACACCCCCGGAAAAAACCATAGGGGATTGCACCAGTATCCTTGACTTTCAGTTGATAGCGAAAGTAGGGGGCAAATATTCTGGCGTGGTTCACATGGTTGGCAACCGGGAAATCCCAGTACAGAAGGTGAACCGGGTTTATGCCACTGCTGACCGCAGTTATGGAACACTCTACAAGACCCATGCAGTGACGGGCAATCCGGCAAAGGTGGCCGGACTCCCTACACATTGCGTGGTGGACAACAACAATCACCTGCCCATTGAGGTTGTAGACCGTAAATGGTACGTGAAGCAGGCACAGAAGTATATCAATGACTTTCTGGGTATTAAGCCGCCCAGAAAAAACACCAGGAAGATTAACTCACTCAAGAAGAAATCCCTGGCACTATTCGATTAAGGAGGATATGTATTATGACTTTTGCTGCTGTTGAAAAAGCTCTGCATGAGGGCAAGAAAATCAAACTTCCGAAGTGGAAGAACGCCTACTGGTACATGAAGGATGGCGTACTGATGAACCACTTTGAGGACGCTCCTGTTGAGAAGGATGTTCCCACCACCCGCCTGTTTCCCCGTGACCTGTTGTGGGTTTTGCGGGATGACTGGGAGATTGTGGAGGACGATGAGCAGACCTCTAACCTTACGGCCACTCTTGTTCCTGTGCCGGACTTCTCTTTCAGCGTGGCGCTGGATTATCTCAAGCAGGGTAAGAAGGTTGCCCGCAAGGGTTGGAACGGCAAGGGAATGTTCCTTTTCCTGGCTGATGACATTGAGTTTAGCACGGCTGCTGACCTGTCCAGTGTGCAGGATTTGGAGGGAGAACTTACCTGTCCGTCCATCGTTCTCAAGACCGCTGATGACAAGTTCGTTGTAGGTTGGCTGGCTTCCCAGACCGATATGCTGGCCGATGACTGGAACATTGTAGAGTAAGGAGGAAACCGCAATGGCTAATATCTATGAAACCATGAATGTTCGTCAGAAATTGGCGAAAGCCCGCCTGTACTTCCTGAACCAGAAGGTTCAGAAGTCCGGCAAGAATATGCACCTTGAGTTCAAGTATTTTGAGTTGGAGGATATTGTTCCCCCGGCAATCCGCATTTTCGCCCGTGTGGGGCTGACTACCAACATCGAGTTTACCGATGACAAGGCCGTTATGAGCGTATTCAACGCTGACAACATTGAGGAAGCCCCGATGACCTTTACCGTCCCGTATCGTGAGGTCAAGCCGATTGTCAGCAATCAGGGCAAGGAAGTGACCAACCCCATGCAGGCGCTTGGTTCTTCCATCACCTACCTGCGCCGTTACTTGTGGATGGCTGTGCTGGACATTACGGAACCTGACGATGTGGACGCAAGCCTGGGTTCTACGGACAATACGGAGGAAACCAGTGAGTTTGCGGAAGAAGCCGCTGCCGCAGAAGCCGCCGCTCCTGCAAAGGCTGATAAGAAGGGCAAGAAGAAAGTCCCGGCTACCGCTGCGGAGCGTAAGCAGGCAAAGGAAGAACTGACTTCCGCTGACGGCGCTGCCAGTGAGGAACAGATTGCCAACCTCAAGACCCTGTGCAAAGACCTGATGGAAAAAGATGAAGCCCAGGAGGATTTTGTTCAGCAGATTGCAATGAAAACCGATGGGTTCACCAACATCACCGCTTCTGCTTGCACCGCCCTGTGCCAGAACCTTGAGGAAATCATTTCCCAGTATGGGGAGTAAGGGAGAAGCAGTATGGCAGACAATGTAAATCACCCTTCTCATTATGAAACCGGGAAGTTTGAGTGCATTGACGTTATGGTTGAAACCCAGGGAGTAGAAGCCACAAAGGATTTCTGCGTGTGCAACGCACTCAAGTATCTCTACCGCCATAAGCGGAAGAATGGCCTTGAAGATATTAAAAAGGCAATTTGGTATCTCAATAAATTTGTAGAATTGGAGGAAGAAAAAGCATGAGAAAACTGCTGCGTAGTGTCGCACGACACAACATGAAACGTGCTGGTATCCAGCACATGAACCGCAAAGGCGGGGACGGAAAGTCCTTCTTTGCCCGCAACTGGCGCAATTACGTGTAAGGGAGGTAGAAATCCATGAAGTGGAATGACAATGGTACTATCTCCATCACACCCCCGGCCAGACCTAAGAAGTGTACAGGTACACGGCTTGCGGCCATTATGGGGCTGAACCAGTGGACTACCCCGTTCAATGCCTGGTGTGCTATTACCCGTACCTATGAGGAACCTTTTGTAGATACCATCTACACTCTGGCTGGTAAAGCCATTGAGCCGAAGCAGGCAGAGTACATGAAAGGCAAGTATTTCTGGAAGAACCTTGTCACACCTACCGATGTGTACGGTGCAGACTACTTCAAGAAAACCTGGGGTGACTTCTTCAAGGATGAACCCATTTTCGGAGGTATGTGGGACTACCTGTTTGTGGACAAGGACGGCAAGCCTACTACTGTGATGGAAATGAAAACCACAAAACGTGCGGAGGACTGGATTGACGGTATCCCGGAGTATTACGCATTGCAGGCTGCGCTTTATGCCTATCTGCTTGGCGTGGATGACGTTATCATGGTCTGCTCTATCCTTGAGGATAAGGATTATGACAAGCCGGAAGATTTTGTGGTCACACCTGAAAATACCTTTGAGCGGCCTTTCAAGGTATCGGAGCGTTACCCGAACCTGGACAAGACCCTCAAGAAGGTTGAAGCCTGGTGGAAGAAGCACGTGGAGGGTGGCGTTTCTCCGAAGTATGACGAGAAGAAAGACGCTGAAATCCTCAAAGTTCTCCGTGCCAACAATCTGTCCCCGGACAGCGACATTGACGCTATGATTGCCGAAGCGGAGCAGTTGCAGGGCAAGATTGATAAGGTCATGGAGGGCATTGCCGAAGATGAAAAGCGGCTGAAAACGCTGAAAGACCTTATTAAGGAAGCCTGCGTTGAAAAGTTCAGGGATGGTGATAAGCAGGTCATCATTAAAGGTTCCCGGTTTGACTGGGTTACCGCAAAAAGTACGTCCCTCAAGGTGGACGAAGCTGCTATGAAGAAGGACGGGGTTCTGGATAAGTACAAGACGAAAGAAAGCGTCACCTACCGCCTGACCCCGAAAGAAAGAAAGGAGTAAAGCCCCTATGTACATTAACCCTATTCTGTTTGGAGTCCTTACGACTCTTTTCGCAGAAATCGTAACCGTCAATCTGTGCATGATTGCACTGTATGCGGTTAAGACCAAACGCAATAAGCGTACAACCAAAGGAGGAAAATACAATGGCTAAGATTGGATTGAGTGAGGGCTTCTCCCTTATCCCGGAAGGAACCCACGTGTTCCAGATTACCGCCGTCAACTACAAGGAGGACTTTGGCAAGATGGAAATTACCATGCAGCTTGCCAACGGCCAGAAGCATATCGAAAGGTTCTCCCTGCTGAACAAAGACGGCGAACCGAACCAGGGCGGTCTGAACGCTTTCAGCTACTTTGCAAAGGTGGCGTTGAACGATTTCTCCCTGTCTGAAATCGACCATGAGGATTTGATTGGGTGCTTTATCCGCTGTGACGTGGAGCATGAGGAAGTGGAGTCCAACCGTAACCCCGGCAAAATGCTCAAGTTCGCCCGTCTGGGTGACAAGGAGTCTGCTGACGGCTATGACGAAGCCCCCGCTCCTGCCGCAAAGAAGTCCCCTGCTAAGACTACTGCTCCTACCCAGGGCAAGCCTGCTGGTGGAAAGAAGCCCTTTGACCTCAACAGTATTTTGGGATAAGTCCCGGATGTAAGCAGCGGAGAGGGAGAAGTGATAGCTTCAATCTCTCCAATGCTTATTTCTATTATCCGCTACTTTAAGGAAAGGAGTCAAGACATGAGCAAAAGTACAACTAAGCCGGAGCGTATTGAGAAGTTCCGCAATCTGTTTTCGGCTATTTATCCCGCAGAGGTACATGAACGCCTGTGTGATGAACTGGACGCTATGGGGTTCTTTGACGCTCCTGCGTCTACGAAGTATCACGGTAACTATTCGGGAGGTCTGTTTGACCACTGCTACGAAGTCACCAATGCCCTTCTCAAGCTGACTGACCAACTGCACCTGCAATGGCAACGGCCTGAAAGCCCGTATCTGGTAGGTATGCTGCATGACCTGTGCAAGTGTGACCAGTATCAATATATCACCGCTACCCGTGAATGCGTTTATAAGAAAGACCTGTCTTTGAATGGTCACGGTGATAAGTCAGTCATTTTGGCGCAAACCCTTGTAGAACTGACAGGTGAAGAAATTCTGTGTATCCGTTGGCACATGGGAGCCTACGATGAAAAGGAGAACTGGAACAGCCTGGGTGCTGCCATTGAGCAATATCCCAACGTTCTCTACACCCACACAGCGGATATGATTGCGTCCCGTATCATTGGGATTTAAGGAGGACGGCATTATGGGAACTTTCATTTTGCTGGTCATTCTTATCTTTTACGGTATCCTCATGTTTGCCCTGGGTATTGTTACCGGGGCGGTGGCGGCTACCGCAACACTTAAACAAAAGGAGGAACAGAACGATGAACGGAAATGAGTATCAGAACCTTGCCATGCGTACTTGCAGTATTCCTTATGAGAAGAAGAATGACCGTCTGCTTCATGCGGTATTTGGCCTGACTTCCGAAGCCGGAGAGGTTGCAGGTATCATGCAGAAGGTCTACCAGGGACATGAGTTCGACAAGGAGCATATCAAGAAGGAATTGGGTGATTGTCTGTGGATGATTGCAGAAGCCTGTGACGCTCTTGGATTTTCTATGGACGATGTTATGCAACTCAACATCGACAAGCTGAAAGCCCGTTACCCGGAGGGTTTTACGGCTGAAAGGTCTTTGCACCGTCAAGCGGGGGATGTGTGATGAATTACCACAATATCACATTCGATGATATGAACAACGGTGACGGGCTGCGGGTAGTCCTCTGGGTAGCAGGGTGTGAACACCACTGTAAGAACTGCCAGAACCCCGTCACATGGGAGCCGGAAGATGGTATTCCCTTTGGCTTGCAGGATAAAAAAGAACTGCTTGGAGCATTGGAGAAGGATTACATTGCTGGTATCACCTTCTCTGGCGGTGACCCGCTCCACCCTGCAAACCGTGCGGATGTGAAATCCCTTATGGAGTCTGTAAAGCAGAAGTTTCCCGGAAAAACAGTCTGGGTCTACACAGGGTACACGTGGGCAGAAATCATGGGCAATGAGGAAATGGCTGGCATGATGGCCTATGTGGACGTTCTGGTAGACGGACGATTTGTAAATGACTTGCTGGATGTGAATTATCCCTGGGCGGGAAGTACCAATCAGAAAGTCATTGATGTACAAAAATCACTCAAGGAAGGGAGGGTCATTCTCCATGAAAGTCATTAAGAAAGATGGCACTCTGGAAGAATTTGACGGCCAGAAGATTGTCAATGCGGTTAGCAAGTCTGCCGCACGTGTAATGGTAACTATAACAGATAGCGATTTCCACGACCTGGTATCTGCGGTCATTCGTATCATCCACCAGAAAGGGCTTGAGGAAATCCCCGTATCTGAAATGCACAACATCATGGAGCAGGTTCTTGAGAACTTCAATCCGGCTGTGGCGAAATCCTATAAGGACTACCGCAACTACAAAAAGGATTTTGTTCACATGATGGATGAAGTATTCATGCAGTCCCAGTCCATCCGCTTTATCGGTGACAAGGAAAATGCAAATACGGACTCCGCACTGGTGGCAACCAAACGCTGCCTGATTTTCAACGAACTCAACAAGCGCCTGTACAGAAAGTTCTTTATGACCCGTGACGAGTTGCAGGCTTGCAAAGAGGGATATATCTACATCCATGACCAGTCTGCACGTTTGGACACCATCAACTGTTGCCTGTGTGATGTGGGTCATGTGATGGAGGGCGGCTTTGAAATGGGCAACGTCTGGTACAATGAGCCGAAGTCCCTTGACACGGCCTTTGACGTGCTGGGTGATATTATCCTGGCTACTGCTTCCCAGCAGTACGGCGGCTTCACTGTGCCGGAGGTTGACAAAATCCTGTCCCCTTATGCGGTCAAGTCCTATGACAAGTACGTTGAAGAATACATGGATAATGCGTTTCACTTGGGCGCTGACCATGATACCGCCCAGCGATTGAGCCGGGAATACGCTTTGAACAAGGTTCAGCGTGAGTTTGAGCAGGGCTTCCAGGGCATTGAAATGAAGCTGAACACCGTGGGCAGTTCCCGTGGTGATTACCCATTTATTACTATGACCTTTGGTCTGGCTACTGACACCTTTGGCAAGATGGCCGCAAAGACGTTCCTGCGGGTTCACCAGAACGGACAGGGCAAGCCCGGTAACAAGAAGCCCGTACTGTTCCCGAAGCTGGTTTTTCTCTACGATGAAGCACTGCATGGTGAGGGCTGCGTGAATGAGGATGTGTTTGAAGCAGGTATTCAGTGTTCTGCCAAAACCATGTACCCTGATTGGCTTTCTCTCACTGGTGAGGGATATGTAGCGTCCATGTACAAGAAGTATGGCCGGGTGGTATCCCCTATGGGTTGCCGTGCTTTCCTCTCTCCCTGGTATGAGCGTGGAGGTATGACCCCTGCGGACGATGATGACAAGCCTGTATTCGTAGGCCGTTTCAATGTTGGCGCTGTCAGCCTGCACCTGCCTATGATTTTGGCAAAGGCCAGACAGGAGAACCGGGACTTCTATGAAGTGCTGGACTACTATCTGGAAATGATTAGAGGGATACACAAGCGCACTTATGATTATCTGGGGGAAATGCGGGCAAGTGTAAACCCCATTCAGTTCTGCGAAGGTGGTTTGTACGGCGGGCATTTGAAACCCGGCGATAAAATCAAGCCGCTCCTGAAACCCATGACTTCTTCCTTTGGCATTACCGCCCTAAATGAGTTGCAGGAACTCTACAACGGGAAATCCATTGCGGAGGACGGCGCTTTCGCACTTGAGGTTATGCAGTACATCAACCAGAAGGTCAATCAGTTCAAGCAGGAAGATGGCTGGCTGTATGCTATCTACGGTACTCCTGCCGAAAGCCTGTGCGGCTTGCAGGTTGAGCAGTTCCGCAAAAAGTATGGCATTGTTGAGAATGTCAGTGACCGCCCCTATGTGAGCAACTCCTTCCACTGTCATGTCACGGAGGACTTGACCCCCATTCAGAAGCAAGACCTGGAAGGCCGGTTCTGGGATTTGTGCAATGGCGGCAAAATCCAGTATGTGCGCTATCCTATCAGCTACAACATTGACGCTGTAAGAACCCTGGTTCGCAGAGCCATGAAGAAAGGTTTTTATGAGGGTGTGAACCTCTCCCTTGCCTACTGTGATGACTGCGGACACCAGGAACTTGAAATGGATGTTTGCCCGAAGTGTGGCAGTTCCAACCTGACGAAGATTGACCGCATGAATGGCTATCTTTCGTACAGCAGGGTTCATGGGGATACCCGGCTGAACGCTGCGAAGATAGCTGAAATCGCAGAAAGGAAATCCATGTAATGGGTATGACAGAGTTGACCCATGCCATTATTGCAAAAGCAGCAGAGGATTATTTCAATCTTCTTGCCGGGTTTATCCCCCCCGTAGTAATTGCAATGTGACAGAGATAGAAGCATTTTTCCACTCTGACTTTTATGGTTTGATGACGAATATTGATTGCGAATATCTTATGCGAAAAATCAAGGAGGAAGCAGCTAAGATGGTGCTGGAATATACCGTATCGAAGGAGAAAGGCAGTAGCCAGTATTACGTGTGCCTGATTGGTGAGGAAAATACCCCGTTGAGCCGCAGGTACACCACGAAGAAGAAAGCCCTGCACAAGGCCGCAGAAATGCAGGGTATTGAGTACAAGCAGTATATGCGTATTCGCAGAAGGGACGGTGTGAAGTGTGATTAAGATTGAGAGAACAGATACCTATGGATGGGAAGCCGCCGTCCGTGGTATGCGGAACCCCAAAAACTCCTGGGCGAATAGTGATAGTCACTATTGCTGGGAACCTCAATACCCTGGCGGTGGATGTTTCGGGTGTGAACTAAACAGTGACCGCAACTGCCGGGTTGACAAATACATTGTCGGAAAGAATGATTTTGGCCTGATGAAAACCCTGGCTTCCGCTGGAACTGACCACGGAAAATTTATGCGGATGATTACGGTCACCGCAGACCTTACCGCACCCCTGTACTGGTGGAAGGAATACGACACCTACAAGGTGGGTACTGTGGCTGACTCCTGTTCTACCATGCACAAAATCCATGAGAAGAAGTTTGAGCGGAGCGATTTTTCCGTAGAACATCTTAAACCCCGTATGCTGGAAGTCCTGGATGTAACAATCTACAATCTCAATGCCTGCCGTGGAATTTTCCTTGAAACGAAGGATAAGACCTGGTGGTGGCAGATGATACAGCTTCTTCCTTCCAGCTACAATCAGAAGCGCACTGTTCAACTGAACTACGCAGTTCTCAAGAATATGTATCATGCCCGCAAAAATCACAAGCTGGATGAATGGCACAGCTTTTGCCAATGGGTAGAAACTCTCCCGTACAGCGAACTTATTACAGGATAGGAGGATTATGGGTATGGACTATTCCAGAATACCAGAAGAACTTAAAAATCTCAAACAGTGGGTGTGCGCCTGGGATACGTCCAAAATCCCTATGAAATCCTTTGAGAGAAAGGCCGCTTCCTCTACCGCACCCGAAACCTGGGGAACCTTTGAGCAGGCGCAGGCTGCGGTGGAGGGCGGTATCTATGACCACCTGGGGTTTGTGTTTGCTGACAATGGGATTGTGGGCATTGATATTGACCAGGGGTTTGATGACGGTCTTATGACCCCTCTGTGTGCAGACATTATGAAAGCCTGCTGCTCATATACGGAGAAGTCCCGCAGTGGCCGTGGCGTACACATACTGCTGCGGGGCAATCTCCCCTTCACTGGACGTAACAACCTGAAAGGTGTTGAAATCTACAAGGCCAGACGGTTCTTCATTATGACAGGTAAGGTGATGATATTCCCTGAAATTATTGAGAACCAGAAAGCCATTGACTATGTGGTACAGAAGTATTTCCCAGAAACGGAAAGGACGGGCGGTAAGTCCCCATTGGTGCAGAAGATTTATTCCCCGGAGTTCAGAAAGCCGGAAGGAACGAAAATTTGTATCAGGCCGGATTACCCAGAAATCATATCTGGTGGCAGAAACCTGTCCCTCACTTCTCTGGCCGGAGCAATGTGGAACACGGGATACACTAAGCAGCAGATTTATACAGAACTGTGCTATGTGAACCAGCGGTGTTGTAAGCCCCCTCTGCCTGACCAGGAATTACAGACGATTTGCAACAGCGTGACGAGGTACAGGAGGTAACCGTTTATGGCAAGAAACAGATACCCCGGATATTGTTATTGCTGCGGAGCATATGTCCCTACGGGATATGGACATTTTGAACGCAGATGGGGAAAACCTGGCAACCGATGGCAAATAAAGTGTGTAAAGTGTGCAAGTGGACGCATTGTCAAAGACACAGACCGTGAGGTATTAAAAGCCAGAGAATTGAGAGATAGGAGGTAACTCGCATTGGCACGAACACTTTACCTTGAGAATGGTTCTACGGAGTACATCTTTGTCGGAGAAACCGAACAGGATAAGTTGCAGAAAATAATCCGTGAGCAGCTTGGCCGGGACTGCGAAGAACTCTATGCGGAAATCATAGCAGAACTGCGTGATGACGATGTGGACGAATGGGAGAAGATTGCGGACGGGTACAGAGGAATGTGCGTTGATACCATGAACTTCCTGAAAGAAGCCCTTGAACAGCCCAGGTTGAGCAGAAAGCGGATTGAAGCAATCTACAATGACCTGTACAAAAATCTGTGACGGGAGGGGAACAGTATGGCATATCGTCAAAAGCACCCTTACGCTTCACAGATATGGTACATCGTTAAGTTCAAGATACACAGAACCAGGCAAGGTTTATGCGGCCTGCTGGGTGGACACAAGTTCCGTTCTGTGGATACAGATGTACACTACAACCCAGAAAACGGCACAATCACCATCACGGAAACCTGCGTAAAGTGTGGGAAGCGTTTTAGCTTTACCGCTACGGAAAAAGCGTTTGGTTTGCCAGAAAGGAGGTAATGCAGATGGCTGATGAATTGTTTCAGCTTTCCAACGGAAGGTATATTACATCCGAAGAAATCAGCGAAAAGATGTTCTATATCAAGAGCGTCCGGCCTGAACTTCCCTACCAGGAAAACAGCACGGGGTACAGCTGGGATGAAGCTGGAATGGCTGACCTGTTCGCAGAATGTTACAAGAAGGACACACGATATTGCCCAGAAGCAAAGTCCTGGTTCACCTATGAAGGTGGCCGCTGGCAGAAGGACGTGAGTTCCCTGCTGGTAAGTTCTAAGATTAAAGAGTTTGTCCGGCTGATGGCGCTGTACTGCGGTGAGATTACCGATGAAGAAAAGCGGAAGCAGTATATGGCGTTTGTTGCAAAGATGGGTGACCGCCGCTTCCGTGACCGCCTGATGAAGGACGCTGCTGACAACCTGCGTATAGAAGCGCAGGAGTTTGATACTCACCCGTTCCTGGTAAACTGCCAGAACGGAACCTATGACCTTGAGTCCATGACGTTCCGGGAACACAAGTGGGATGACTTCTTGACCATGCAGACCAACTTCGAATACAGCTTGCAGGATGTACGCTGTGAGCGGTGGGAGAAGTTCATTGCAGAAGTAACCCAGGACGATAAGGACAAGGCTGACTACCTGCAACGTGCGCTTGGTTATTCCATCCTGGGAACGAGCAAAGAAGAATGTATGTTCATCCTGCATGGAAAAACCACCAGAAACGGTAAGTCTACCATGCTGGACGCTATTCAGCACTTGATGGGTGACTACTCCACGGTTGCCCCGGTGGAATTGATTTGCCGTGCAGAAAGGCAGAAGAACGCAGAAGCGGCCAACCCCGTTCTTGCAAAACTCAAAGGCCGCAGGTTTGTAACCATGAGTGAGTCCGACACGGCGGGGAAGCTGGATGAAGCTACCATAAAGCAGTACACAGGTGGTGAGGATATTACAGCCCGTGAACTTTACCAGAGTGCAATCACATACAAGCCGCAGTTTACCATGTGGCTGTCCTGTAATGACCTGCCGTCCGTAAGGGACAAGAGCCTGTTTGCGTCCGACCGTGTGCGGGTGATTGAATTCAACCGCCACTTCACAGACGCAGAACAGGACAAAGGGCTAAAGGATTTCTTTGAAAGCCCAGAAGCCATGAAAGGTATCTTTACCTGGCTGGTTGCGGGCTGCTTCAAGTACAAGCGGTTTGGCCTGAAAATGCCCGCTCATATGCAGAAGGTGGTCAAGGCGTATGAGAAAGACAATGACCTTGTATTGCAGTTCCTTGAAGAAAAGTGTGAACGCACAGAAGAAGGTCAAATAAAGGCGAAAGCAGTTTATGACGCATACAAAATCTGGTGCAAGAGCAATGGCTACTATGTGTGCAGCATGAAGAAGTTCAATGCAGAACTGACGGCGCACCCTGAATGGTACGATGAAAAAGGAATAAGTTCCGGGTATATCACCTATCAAGGGCTTGGCTTAAAATCAATTTGACAGGTGAGTATGGTGAGCAAAATCGTATTTTGCTATAACTTTCATATAGTATGTGCGTACTAAGAGAAATTATAGGGAAAATGCGAAAATAGTCACCATACTCACCACCTGATGACAGAAAGGAGAAGCGAAAATGGAAAGCTATGTGGAAAGGTATCACAGGGAGCAGAAGGAAGCTGCCCAGAAGAAGCAGAAGGTACAGAAAGCGCAGAGAAGCAGAAAGGCGGTGAAAGAGAATGGCAAGGACAGCCGGAGCGAGGGACACGAAACCCAGGAAGAAACCCAGCGAGGGGAACAGACCGTGTGATAGTTCCCCTATCATTCAGGGACATAACCCTGACCTGCCAGAAGGGTACAATACCAGAAGGATAAGGTTCATGCAGGCTATTCTTCCAACAGAACCCCTTAACCGGGATGACGTGGAGGAAATGGAGCGGCGCTTTGCCCGCTATCTGGAAATGTGTGCAGAATGGGATATGAAGGTGGGCAACCAGGCGGCGTATGCTGCTATTGGTATAGATAAGGGTGACGCTTATGAATGGACAAACAGGAATTTGGGGAACCCTGCCCGTACCGCCTTTATCAAAAAAGTGCAGAAAATTTGTGCAATGTACCGGGAAGGTTTGATGGAGGACGGCAAGGTAAACCCGGTTACTGGTATATTCTGGCAGAAGAACTATGACGGCCTGAAAGACCAACAGGAAGTTGTGTTGACTCCTAACACAAACCCCCTGGGAGAGCAGAAGGACGCAGAAGCACTTAAACAGAAGTATCTTGAAAACACCTATGGAGTCACAGAAGGGCTTCCCGCTGCTGATGTGCAGGAACTTCCAGAAAGCACAGAAGGGGCAGAAGGGACTATTGTAGAAATCGCAGAAAGCCCCAGAAAGGCGCAGAAAGCCCCCACGGACTAACCAACCCCACACCAACCCCGGCAAGGCCGCACGGCTGCGCCGGGGCTTTTTCATGCCCTGCCCGCCCTGCTGGCCTGCGGGCTGCGGCGGCTACTCTGCACCCCTGCCCGCCCTGCTGCCCTCTGTGGCCGTCTGTGCGCCCCTGTGGGCGTTTCTGGCCTGTGGTGGTATCTCTCCACCTGGGCATAAAATAACCGCCCTGGGCGGCGTGTAGGCCGCTGGGCGGTAAAGTAAAGCCCCGCCACGGTGGGCGGGGCGTGTGTTATTTGAATAGCCGGAGCCGTGGCCGCTGGCGCTTCCAGTAGCGCAAAATAGCGGCTATTTCTTCCGGGGTCTGCATGGGGATATTGTACAGGGTTAAGCCGTCTGGGGTCATGTAATAGCCTTGTCCGTATCGGGGCAAGAGTTCGCAACCCTTCACCCCTAAAATATTTCTGCTATCCTGTGCGGAACGTGTGCGGAGTGCTACCCGGCTATCAAAGTTTACTTTTATTGGCGTTGGTATGATTGTAGCAAGTGGGCATTGTGTAGCGGCTATAATGTGAATGTTTGCCGCCCGTCCTACCTGGGCAAGGCGTTGTATTAGCGGCTGCACCTGGCGGCGGGCTGTGGTCATTAAATCGGCTAATTCGTCAATGATAACATACAGAGCGCCCCCGGCGTATTTCTTCACCCTCTGGCGCTGCATGGCCTTGTATCGGCTTTCTGTTATCTCCATAGCCTTTTCCAGGGCTTGCACCATGTCCCCCGGTTCACTGGCATATATGACTGTGTGCGGGAGTTTTTTATAGTCCACTAATTCAACCCGTTTTGGGTCAATCAAAATAAATTGCATGGCGGCGGGGCTGTCATGCAGAGCGGTATATACAAGGCCATTTATAACAACGCTTTTACCGCTGCCTGTCGCGCCTGCTATAAGCAAGTGCGGCTGTTTTAACATATCCCTGTACAAGCTGTACACTTGCCCCGCCGGAGTTATCCAAACTCTTTTCAATGGGTGTTCCTCCATTCTATGAAATAAGCCCCGCCCGCCTGGGCAGGGCTTGTATTTTAATCAATGCTGTTAACTTCCTCTGTTTTCATCATGGTTAAAATACCGTTTAACTCACTTTGCAAATATCGCAAGGCGGTTTTTGCCATACTATCAAGTTCTTTTTTAGTGTAGTTCTTGTGATTATATGCCGCCTTGAAATAGTCTTGCGCTGTATAGTTCCATTCATAATCAAAGAGTAGACACCCGGTTAAACTATAACATTTTTCGGTTGCTTCTTTAATCTGGCTTGCAATGGTAAAATGTTCGGTCTTTCTTTTACAATCAATGTTCAAAGCCTTTACCAGTTCACAAGCCTGATACACTTTGCTATAACTGTATGTTGCCTTTTCAATGGTCATCTGAATAAACCTCCTTTTTCTTTGCTCCCCTCTGCATTTCTCCCGGCTTGGGACGGGCTGCGGCTGCATTAGAGCGGGGAGGGCTTGCGCCCTCCCTGGGCGGTTAAAAGTAGATGAAAAGCGCCGTTGTTCGGCCTGTGATAGCGTACAATGTGCCGCTTTCGTGGCCTTTTAATAGTCCACCGTTCAAACCATACACCCCGGAACTATACCCGATTTTGTCTAAATACCCTTCCAGGGCTTCCAACTCATGGCGGGCGGCGTTATCATGGTTTGAAATGTCAACCGCTGCGCCACTCTTTACAAGGGCTTTTATCTCCCGTTGTCCGAACTTCTTCATTACTTGCACCCCCTCACTAATTCTCTGTAAATTAAACAGGTCAACAGGCTTTCGGCCTGGGGTTCACTGTATCGGGCTTTTTCGCTTTCGGTTTCTTCCAGGATTTCGCCCAGGTCATCAACCGCAGAGCGGTTATAATAGTAGCAGGTGTTTAAGACGGACGGTAAACCTTGCGCCCAGTCTGTAAACCGTTCCGCTTCCGTCATCCTGCTATATCCACCCTCTGCGGGTTTCTCCTTTCGGAACGTGTCAAGGATGAAAGCGGCCACGCCCGGGAAGTCCTGCGGCGGGGTGTCGGTGTAGTTCTCTGGGGTGAAGTTGTCCAGGATGTAAACTTGGACATTCTCACGGGCTTTTCTGCTATTGGTTTTTAACATGGCTTGCGCTCCTTTCTATTGTGCAACTTGCCTTTTCTGCAATGGTGAAGCATGGACGGCCAACGCTGGCCGGGGCTGCTTCTATTCGCATATTCATAATATCACAATATCACGATATTGTCAATGTTAAATATCAAATAAATTTGATAATTCAAGCAGGGCGGGCGGCTTTTCCTGGGCAAGCTGTCACGGCTGCGCCCGCCCTGGGCGCTGGGCGCTGGGCGTATGGCCGGGAGCGTTACCCCCGGAGGGGGAAACGCACCCCCGGCCAGGGCGGGCGGGTGACCCCTGAAAATTCCGCAAAAATAAAAAAAGTTTGGTTCATTGGTGAGGATGGTGACTAAAACACGATTTTACATATAGTTTTTCTTAGTAGACCCTTCTATAAGAAAAGTTAATGCAAAAATCAAAAATGCTCACCATGCTCTACTTTGGAACCATCTATAACGCAAAAAAAAGCTATTGACAATATCTGAATATTGTGTTATTGTAATATCGACAAGGAGGGTAATACCATGAAAGAAAAAGATGTAGTCAGAGCAGCCATGAATAAGTCTGGGGTAACCCAGGTTGAACTTCAAAAGGCGCTAAACCTCAAGAGTCAGTCCAGTATCAGTACGTATCTCAAAAGCGACTCTATGAAGGTTGACACTTTTGTAAAAATGCTTTCCGCTATGGGATATAAAGTTATCGTGACCAATGGGGAAAATGAGTGGACTGTTGGCACGGAGGAATAAACCATGTTTGTATTTAGATTCATGCTGTGGCTTTATAAGATATGCTTTCAAGTAGCGTGGTGGCTTTTGAAGGTTATGGTAAAAGCGATATTTGTAATAGGCGGTCTTATATGTTACGGTATAATCTGTCTTATATGTTTGCTGTTGAAAAAACCATTGCCCCAATTACCTGATACACTTGAAAAGAAACACAAACCTATGACGGGATTGGAATTTGAACACCATTGTGCTGAACTCCTGATGAGGAAAGGGTTTAAGGAAGTAATTGTTACACCTCCTTCAGGAGATTACGGTGCTGACCTGATTGCCTATGATAAGACTGGAAGCAAATGGGTGTTTCAGTGCAAGCATTACAAAGGGAAGGTGAACAACTCCGCTGTACAGGAGATTGTTGCGGCAAAAGCACACTACCGGGCTGACAAGGCTGCGGTAATGACTAACTCCAAACTTACGGAGCAGGCCAGACAGCTTGCTTTTGAAAATGCTATTGAGTTGTTTGAAATGTTGAGCGATTGAAAAGTCAATCGTGTGTCCAATGGGACTGTCTGCGGGCAGTCCCTATTTTTATGGAGGTAGATTATGGATTACATTGCACTAAAAGGCCGGATTGAACAGGCTATCCAGTCCAGGCCTTTGGATATAGAAGCGTATAATGACCTGTTTGACCTGTGCCGGGAATATGAGAAGGTGGACTTCACCACGGCGCATGAATGGAATAGGGCTATGCGTACTCAAGTGGGTTATGGCTTGCGGCTTGCCGTAGAGAAGCCGGACTTTGTACTGGCAGAGAGATTCAATAATCTGCTGTTCCGCTCTTTGCTGTTTGACGCACCACATTTCTTTGATGAATACTTGCAGGCCGTGGAGTTTGGAAAGCCCCTGGATAAGAAGTTTTACCAGCCACGCCGTCATTACCTCAAGAGGTATGTGGACGCATATCAAGAAATCCTTGAAGGAAAGCTGGACTTCCTGTCCATTTCCATGCCTAAGAGAGCCGGAAAATCCCAGCTGGGTATCAACTTCACCAATATGCTGTCCGGCAAATACCCTGACCGCTCTACCCTGATGGAAGGTACAGGTGATGACCTTGTGAAGTCCTTCTATCTTGGTTGCCTGGAATATCTGCAAACCCCCAGCGATTACCACTTCTATGACATTTTCCCGGAAAGCAAGCTGGTACAGACCAATGCTGATACAAAAATCCTGAACCTGCTGCACAAGTCCCGCTTCCCCACGGTCATGTGCCGTTCCATTGACGCAAGGCAGGTAGGTCTTTCCGAAGCAACAAACCTTCTGTATCTGGATGACTGTGTGGAAGGTCGTGAGGAAGCAAAGAACCGCCAACGGCTTGACGATAAATGGGAAGTTATTTCCGGCGATATTATCGGACGTGCCATTGAAGGTACACCCATTGTTATCTGCGGTACACGGTATTCTCTGTATGACCCTATTGGCCGTTTGCAGGAAGAAATGAAGAAGCAGGGCAAACGCATGAAGGTCATTGAAACCCCCGCTCTTGACCTGGTGACGGATGAAAGTAACTTTGAGTATGAGCGTGAGGGAAAGAAGGTTTTTACCACGAAGTATTTTCGTGACCAGCGTGAAATGCTGTCTGCGGAGCAGTTTGAAAGTGAATTTCAGCAGCAGCCTTTTGAAGCAAAAGGACTTCTGTTCCCGGAAGCCAGTCTGAACCGATACTTTGAACTTCCAGTTGACCGTGACCCGGATAGCGTGATTGCAGTTTGTGATACTGCGGATACGGGTGCTGACTACTGTTCCATGCCGATTGCGGCCATTTATGGGGAGGAAGTCTACATTGTGGATGTGGTATTTGATGACTCTCCCCCAGAGGTAACGAAGCCGGAGTGTGCGAAAGCACTTATGGATAATGGCGTGGTGGCGGCAACTTTTGAGAGCAATAACGCTGGTTCCTACTTTGCCCGTGATGTATCCCAGCTTTTGGAGGACAAGAAGTACAGCTGCAATATTCGCACAAAGCGAACTATCAGTAACAAGCAGACCCGTATTGAGTTTGCTTCCGATACAATCATCAAGAAGTTTTACTTCAAAGACCCGTCTACCTATGCACGAAACAGTCAGTACGCAGAATTTATGAAACAGGTCACAACCTATACCCGTTCCGGCAAGGTTCCCCATGATGACGCTCCTGACTCTCTTTCCCTGTTGGAAAACGAACTGCGGGGACTTGTTGGAGCGAAGGTTGAAATTATGCAGCGGCCTTTTTAATAAAAAAAAATTCTTCAATGGTTTGTACCTGTACGGATTGACAAAAGCAATGGAGAGTTATATAATAACTATGAGTAAAATCACGCTTGAAAGGAGGTACGCCACGTGTCTGTTATGCAGTTGAATGGTAGACGTATGATTAAGACCGATGAAAGCGAAGTGACCAATGCTAACGTTGTTACCATTCTGCGAAAGGCGCTTCCTTTCCACTGGAAAAACCGTTCGGAAATCAATTATCTGTGGCATTACTATAAGGGCAGACAGCCTATCCTAAACCGGGTAAAGCTGGTGCGCCCTGAAATTGCTAACAGGATTGTTGAGAACAGGGCTGATGAAATTGTGTCGTTTAAGTCCGGCTATCTAATGGGTGAACCTTTGCAGTATGTAACCCGTGGGAACGCAGAGGGCATTGCGGACGCTATCAATCAGCTTAACGAATTTGTCTTTGCGGAGGAAAAGCCTGCGAAGGATAAGGAACTGGCTGACTGGTTCCATATCTGCGGAACGTCTTACCGTATGGTTCTCCCGGATGAAGAAGGAGAGGAAGATGACTCTCCCTTTGAGGTTTATACGCTTGACCCACGCAATACGTTTGTGGTGTATCACAACGGCTTGGGAAATAAGCCGGTTCTGGGAGTGAAGTACGTAGTGGATGAAAAGGGCGTTGTCACCTACTCCTGCTACTCTAAGAATTACTATTTTGAGATTGTGGAGTCTAAGATTGTGAAGTCCGAACCTCACATTCTGGGTGATATACCTATCATTGAGTATCCGTTGAACCTTGCCCGTATCGGAGCCTTTGAACTGGTCATTCCTCTGCTGGACGCTATTAACCTGACAGACAGCAACCGTCTGGACGGTGTGGAACAGTTCATTCAGGCGCTACTTCTTTTCCATAACGTGGATATTTCTTCTGACGATTATGCAAAACTGCGTGAGGATGGGGCAATCAAGTTTAAGGACATTGACCCGAATTTGAAAGCAGAAGTGGCGTATCTGACCAATACCATGAACCAGGGGGAAACCCAAACTCTGGTTGACCATATGTACCAGACGGTGTTGACTATTTGTGGTATGCCGAACCGTAACGGCGGTTCTTCCACAAGTGACACGGGGTCTGCGGTTATCATGCGTGACGGGTGGTCTGACGCAGAAGCCCGTGCGAAAAACAGCGAATTGATGTTCAAGAAATCTGAACGGCGGTTCTTGAAATTGGTACTCAATATCTGCCGTACTCTGGTGGGTATGGATTTGAAAGTGCATAACATTGAAATCCGTTTTACCCGCCGTAACTACGAAAACATTTTGCAAAAGGCGCAGGTGCTTGACCTTCTGTTGAAGAACAACAAGGTTCATCCCCGTCTGGCCTTTGAACACTGTGGTCTTTTTGTGGATTCCGATTTGGCTTATGCGTTGAGCGCAGAGTACATGGAGGAACAGGAAAAGAAAGCCCAGGAATTGATGGAGCAGCAAAACCAGATGAAGGGAGAGGATGGAAATGACCCCGGTAATAACGAAGGAAATGGTGGCGCAGATGGAAACGCTGCTGAAACACGGGAGCAGAGTGGAACTGCTGATTGAGCAGGGTAAGGTGGCTATCGTGGAAATCAAGCGCAAGCTGAAAATGAAGGAAAACGAAACTGTTTAACCTGAACAAGGGTTCAGGTAGTCCAATGGGACTGTGAGCAAGATACGCTCATAGTCCCTTTTCTTTTTGAGGTAACAAGATGGATGAAGTTGCTTCCCGTTATCTTACGGCGCTTGATGAACTGAACACACTTACTTCCACCAGCTACTATCAGGCTGGAGGAAAAGACCCGGCTGACCGTGTAACCCAGATTACAGAGGATGTGCTTTCGTTCTTGATAAATGCCTATACACAAGGCATTGAGGGTGCAGAAATCATGCTTGGCTACGAATTGGAAGTCAACGTGGATTTGATGGAGGAAGCAATCTTTCTGATAATTGATGGAAAAACCTATGCTGACCGTGTGGCAGACCATGTTATGAGAAATGACCTTGCCGGATTAAAGACTCTGGTAGAGTCTGAATTTCACAGAGTCTACAATGCCGCTGTCAATGATGGTGGCAGAGAGTATGCAAACAATGGAAATTTTGGGGTCAACAAAACGTGGTTCACCATGAGGGACAACGATGTGAGGGATACCCACCGTTATCTGGAAGGTCAATCCATTCCGTTTGAGGAAGAATTTTTCACCTTTGATGGTGACCACGCTCCTTACCCTGGGCAGTTCGCAAAAGCGGAAAACAATGTAAACTGCCGATGTATTGTCCGGCTGACAACTGATGAATAGCGGGTGACCGCTTGACATGGTGAGGGAACACCTAAAAACGCAAACTCAAGACAAGAGGATAAAACGGAAAACAGTGCGGAGTGAACCGCCAACAATTAAACGCAAGGAGGACTTTGAAATGAGTTATTTGAGTGATTTGCTGGGTAAAGCCTACAAGGAAGGTATGACAGAGGATGAGATTTCCGCTGCCCTGGAAACCGTTGGACAGGGAAATGACGCAGAGGTAAACCGTCTGAAAGCTGCGCTGTCTAAGGCGAACTCTGAAGCTGCGGACTACAAGAAGCAGTTGAGAAGTAAGCAGTCCGATGATGAAGCCGCTGCTGCTGCCCAGAAAGAGGAACAGGACAGATTGGCGAAGGAAAACGCTGATTTGAAGCGCACTATCGCCCTGACTGACAGGAAGTCTAAACTTCTGGCTATGGGTTATGACGAAACCCTGGCTACCGAAACTGCTACCGCTATGGTTGACGGTGACATGGACAAGGTTCTGGCAAACCAGAACAAATACCTTGAAGTCCAGAAGAAAGCTATCCAGGCTGACGCAATGCGTAAGACTCCCCGCCCCGCTGCTGGTGATGAAGGTAACGGCGGTGGCATGGATTATGGGAAGAAGATTGCCGAAGCGAAAGCAAGCGGAGATATGACCGCCGCTGCTTACTACACCCGTCTGCAAGCCCAGGAAGCGGCCAGTCAGACGGACAATAAATGAAATTGGAGGTAACAGAAAATGCCTGATGTATTTGCAACCAGTTTTGGCGTACTGAACTATTCCGGTATGCTGTTCAATAAGGGTAACACCCGAACCCCGCTTTCTTCCATCATTGGCGGCAAAGCGAAAACTACGAATCATGTTGAGTTCGTGACCGGGCAGGAATATACCGCTGGCGGCGCTGGTTCCCAGCCCGCAATTTCCGAAACTGCTTCTCTGACCGCCCCGGACGCTACCGTGGTGACCCGTGAGCAGAAAACCAACGTGACCCAGATTTTCCAGGAGGCTGTTGGCATTTCCTATGCAAAGCAGTCTAACATGGGTACTCTGTCTGGTATCAATATTGAGAACCAGCAGGCCAATCCCATGAACGAACTGGACTTTCAGGTTGCGGCGAAAATCCAGAAGATTAACCGTGACATTGAGTACACCTTCATCAACGGTGTGTACAACAAGGCCACTTCTGACGCTACTGTGAACAAGACCCGTGGTCTGGTTCCGGCAATTACCACCAACGTGACCGCTATGAGCGGCAAGCCCCTGGGGCTGTGGGATATTGCCGATATGGTGAAGAAGATTTACGGTGCAAACGCTCCTTCCGATGGCCTGTGTCTGTGGTGTGACGCTATTACCATGTTCCAGGTGAACGCTGACGCTGTGCAGAATGGCCTGACCGTGGTTCCTGCCGCCCGTGAGGTAAACGGCATTGCGCTGTCCAGCGTTGTGACTCCCCTGGGTATTGTTTACCTGTATCTGGGTGAGTGCCTGCCTGAGGGTACTGCGCTGCTGCTGAACCTGGATGTCATTGCGCCTGTGTATCAGCCCGTTCCTGGCAAGGGCAACTTCTTCCTGGAGCCGCTGGCAAAGGTTGGCGCAGGTGAGAAGTACCAGCTGTTCGGCCAGATTGGCCTTGACCACGGCCCGGAGTGGTATCACGGCAAGTTCACTGGTATCTCTACCACCTTTGAGAAGCCTGCTTATAGCCGCTCTGTGTTTGTGGCTAATGCTGCGGACTTCCCCGGTGGCGGTGCGTAAGTGAGAAAGGAGGGTGGACAACATGACTGATACTGAAAAGCTGACAATGCTGAAAAGCATGACTGGTGAAACAGACGATGATGTGCTGTCCACCTACCTTGTTCTGGCAAAGGGCGTTGTCGTATCGAAAGCCTATCCGTATGGTGATGGGACAGAGGAAGTTCCTATCCAATACGATACCACCCAGGTTGAAATTGCCGCCTACCTGTTGAACAAGCGGGGTGCGGAGGGTGAAACGGCGCACAGTGAAAATGGCGTATCCCGTTCCTATGAGGATGGTGATATTCCCCCAACACTGTTGCGGCGTATAACTCCTATGGCGGGGGTGCTGGTATGAAGCTGATGAAGCGGAACCTGACTCCTGTTCATTACTGCCTGTACAAAGAGCGTATTGCTCTAAAGGATAAGGACGGATATGAGTCTGGTGAATATGGAGTAGGGTATGACAATCCCGTTGAAATGCGGTGCAGCGTATCCCCTGCTACGGGATACGCACAAGCACAGATGTTTGGCAACTTGGAGTCCTACGACAAGGTTCTCATTACGGACGATATGAGTTGTCCCATTGATGAAAACACGGTTCTTTTCATTGATAAGGAGCCGGAGTTCGATAATGCGGGAAAGCCGATTTACGACTACACGGTTCGCCGTGTGGCAAAGTCCCTCAACTTTATCTCCTACGCAGTGAGCAAGGTGAAAGTATCGTGAAGAAACGGGTCATTAAAGTATCGCTCAATGAACAAAGCATTGACCGTGCGATTAAAGAACTGGATAACTACAAGAAGTGGTTGGTTGACAAGACCAAAGAGTTCTTGAAAGCCCTGGCTGATGAAGGTGTGCAGATAGCGAGTGCGAAGTTTGCAAAAGCCGTTTATGACGGCACAAATGATGTTTCCTGTTCCGTTGAGGAACGGGGTGAAAACAAAATTGCAGTGGTAGCAGTTGGTAGTGCAACACTGTTTATTGAGTTCGGTACTGGCGTGAAATACCCGGACAATCACCCGGAAGCTGCGGAACACGGTATGATACGTGGCGGCTATGGTTACCGTCTTGGCCGCTTGGAAAAAGGTTGGCGTTACACAGGTGACCCCGGAAGCAATGGTGAGGTTATCACAGAAGGAAAACACGCCGGACAGGTTCACACCTATGGTAACCCAGCCAATATGTGTATGTATCAGACTGTGAGGGAATTGCAGGAGAAATTTGAGGAAATAGCAAGGAGGGTGTACGTATGACGGATTGCGAAAATGAGGTTTATACCAGACTTGCAACGGTTCTGCGTGATGTGTTTCCTGGCATAAATCTTGCCGGCGAATATGTAAAAGCCCCTTCTGGCTTCCCTCATGTGAGTATCACGCAGAGTGATAACTCTGTTGTAAGCGAAAGTATGACCGGGAGCAGTGAAATAGCGCAGGTCATGTTTGAGATTAACGTGTACTCCAATAAGACGGAGGGTAAGAAAACAGAGTGCAAGGAGATTATGAAGGTCATTGACAGTGTTCTGTTTAAGATGAACTTCAAGCGAATTTCTCTGACCCCTGTTCCGAACATGGAGGACGCAAGCATTTATCGGTTGGTATCCCGGTACAGGGTTGCCACTGATGGACACTATTTTTACAGGAGGTAACAAAGATGGCTACAAGCACCTATATGACTTTTCTCATGCACAAGAACTCCACTGGTGACACCTGGGAAAAGTTGATTGACATTACGGAGTTTCCTGACCTGGGTACTGACCCTGAAATGCTGGAAACCACCACCCTGTCTGACCGTATGCAGACCTTCATCATGGGTATTCAGGGCAACGAAGCTATGACCTTCAATACCAACTATGACAAGACTGGCTTTACCGCACTAAAGGCGCTGCGTAACAAGGTCGAGCAGTACGGCGTGTGGTTCGGAGGTACGGAGGAAGAGGACGGTATTGTTACTCCCACCGGAACCGAAGGTAAGTTCAACTTCCCCGGCCAGCTGAATGTCCGTGTGACGGGCGGCGGTGTGAACGAGGTTCGAGGCATGGCTATTACGATTGCGCCCACTGGCGTTATCGTGGAGGAATAATACAATTTCAAGAATTGGAGGAAATGAGCAATGGCTAAGCAGATTATCTTTACTTACGAAGGTAAGGACTACACGCTGGAATATACCCGGCGTACTATCAAACAGATGGAGGATGAAGGGTTTGTCGCAAGAAACATTGATGACCGTCCTATGACCCTTCTGCCTGCCCTTTTTGCAGGTGCTTTCAAGGCACATCACCGCTTTGTCAAGCAGGATTTGATTGAGGAAATTTATTCTCACCTGCCGAACAAGGATAAGCTGATTGAGAAGTTGGCAGAGATGTACAACGAACCCATTCAGTCCCTCATGGAGGAGCCGGAGGACACCGCAAAAAACGTGGATTGGATGGCAAGCTGGTAACGGACTTGCCATCTGGGAAATTGGGGGACGGCGGCACAGGCCGTCCGTCCCCTGTTTTGCGTTACAGTGACAAATTTGAAGAACTATGCAGTTACTATATGAGCATTGGCATGACCTACCATGAGTATTGGGATGGGGACGCTACAATGGTCAAATATTTCAGAGAAGCGGATGAATTGAAACGGGAACGCCGTAACTCTGATTTGTGGCTGCAAGCCGCCTATATCTATGAAGCACTGCTTGACGCTTCCCCTGTCTTTAACCCGTTGAGCAAGAAAAACAAGCCGTTCCCGTTCCGTTCTGAACCTATCCCTATTACTACCAGAGGTAGCCGGGAGCAGGAGGAACGGAGCAAAAAGAAGCGGCTTGAGAATGGTAAGGAAGCAATGCGGGCTATGATGGCGGCTATCAATTCCCGCTTCAAAGAAAAGAAGAAAGGAGGGGACGCAGGCAATGAGTGTTGAAATGGAAGGGTTAGAGTTTCAAATTGAAACCACTGCCGAAGAAGGCGTTAAAGGCGTAGACGCATTAAGAAAAAGCCTTAGCAAGCTGAAATCGGTTACGAAAGGCGGTCTGGGGCTGTCTGCCAATGTAAAAGAACTCCAATCCCTGAATAAGGCATTGAGCGGGTTCCACATTGAAAAGCTGCACAAGTTTTTGAAAGCCATTGGTGAGATGGGAAACGTCAAGATTTCCAGCAACATTGCAACACAGCTTGGGAACATTGTGGATGTGATGGAGAGAATTACCCTGGCCGATGTGGAGCGCCTTGAGGATATGACTAAGGCACTACGGGAACTGGGTGAGTTGAGCAATGTCAAAATTCCGAAGGTGACCGTTCCTAATTCTGGTGTTGCTCCTGTGGTCACGGGAACTGAAACTACTACCAATACCACACCTGCTGCCAGTGGCGTAGAACAGGTAGGGGCAACGGCGCAGGCTGCGGCACAAAAGGTTGGCTTTTTCAAAACCGCCATGAGCGAAGTTGGAGCCATTATTGGCGTGACCTATCCGTTGAAACAAGTGAAAACCGCTATTACCGCTGCGGGTAGTTCTTTTGCTTGGTTGAAAAATAACCTGAAAGAAATGTATAGCAATTTTAAGGCAGGCGGCGGTATCATCGGTGCTTTCAGCAGGACGATGGGAAATGTGTTTAGGAAAAGCGCCGCTGGTATGGCCAGTGCTATTAAAAACGTCACTGCCCGTATCAAGAACGGTTTATCCCCGGCTGCAAAAGGGGCTACGGGTAAGTTAGGGCAATTTTTCAACTCCATCAAGCGTATTGCCATGTATCGCCTTATCCGTTTTGCCTTGAGCGAACTGACAAAGGCTATGAGGGAGGGTATCAATAACCTCTATCAGTACAGCAACCTCATGGGCGGTATTTTCGCACAAAGCATGGACACCCTTGCTACCAGTGCTTCTTATCTCAAGAACAGTCTTGGGGCTATGGCTGCTCCTATCATCAATGCACTTGCCCCGGCAATCGACTTTGTGATTGACAAAATCGTAACGCTGCTCAATTACATCAATATGCTGTTCGCACGGCTTTCTGGCGCAACCACCTTCACGGCGGCAAAGAAAAATGCCCAGTCCTACGGTGATTCCCTTGAGAGCGCAGGAAGTTCCGCTTCCAAAGCGGCAAAAGAAATCCGTGACGCTACCACGGGCATTGATGAACTGAATATCATCATGCAAAAGGATGATACCAGTGGCGGCGGTGGCGGCGGTGGTGCTGACTACGGTTCCATGTTTGAGGAACTTCCCATTGACAACAGCGTGAGCGAGTTTGCCGATAAGCTGAAACAGGCTTTCGACAATGCAGACTGGAAAACGCTGGGTACGCTGATTGGCGGTAAGGTCAATGAAATCATTGACTCTATCGACTGGGCGGGTGTAGGTAGCAAAATCGGCTGGGGCGTGAACGGCGCAGTGCAAACGGCTTACTACCTGCTGGATACCATCAATTTTACAAACATTGGAACGCACATTGCTGAACTATTCAACAATGCTCTTGAGGAAGTGGACTTCTCCTA